GGTGAGGACCTTGGCATTGAGCAGATAGCTTTTACAGCTACTCCTGCAATTAAAGTCAAGGGTATGGCATTCAGTGCTCAAGCTAAGCCCTTATTCTTTTCGGATGAACTCAAGTACCGTATCACTGCACCTGCTTTGATACCTATGGAGATATATCGATTTGATGAGGACAGCAAAGAGGAGTACAATGTCAAGTTTACTAAGGAAGAGATAGAGCTAATTCATGGTAAATTCATGCAGCAGATGGTCAACCGAGACCTATTCAACCTGGAGCATGATCAATCTAAGACTGTACCTGCCTATGTACTTGAGGCATGGATAGTTGAAAACCCAATGGAGGACAAAGCTTACTCATCATTTGGTATTGAAGTACCTGAGGGTACACTCATGGTTACCGCCCAAGTAACTGACAAAGAGTACTATGCTGAACTTGTAAGCCAAGAGCAGATAGGTTTCAGTATAGAGGGATACTTAGGCATGAAACTAAAAGAGCAAAAACAATCCCAAAATAAAACACAAATGAATGATCTAATGTTGCCGGATGGCGAACACATCATCAACGAAAAAATCTACGTTGTAAAAGACGGTAAAGTAGTTGAAGTAAAAGATGTGCAAAAAGAAGAAGTAGCTATGGAAGAAGTAGCTATGGAGGACACTGTAGTTGAAGAGGAAGTAACAGCAGAAGTTCCTGCAGAGGAGCAAACAATGGCAATAGACCCTGCAGCTGATGCAGAGGCTATCCTTGCTATTGTTAAGCCTGTAATGGATGAGCAAATGAATGCTTTACTTGCTATGATTGCTGACCTTAAAAACCAATTAGAAGAGGCACTATCCGCAGAGACAGTAGCTGAAGAGCAGATGAGTGAGGGTGTGACTTTAAGTGCACATCAAAGATTTTCTAGTGTAAACAAATTCATAAATAACAAATAAAATGCGTAAACTTAAATTCGATCTACAAGTAGACCCTACTGCTTTATTGGCAGCAAACCCTGAGGCATTCTATTCTCAAGCATATTTATCTGAGGATACTGCCGACAACTACCGTTCTTTACCTGGAGTGAAGTACAAAACTAAATTAGCAACTGTTACCTTTGGTGATATCTTACAAGCATCTAGCTGTGCTTTCAATGCACCGGGTGATGATTTGAACGCTAAAGAAATTGACGTATGTGCTCTTTCTGCAATGGCTCAAATTTGTCAGTTTGACTTAGAGCAATCTTTCTTATCTCTTCAAATGTCAAAAGGATCTAACGGAGATTTCTCAGTTGCATCTTTCATGTCTTTCTATTGGGGTGAGATGGCTAACAAAATTAACGGAGATATCGAGTTAATCCGTTGGCAAGGTGATACACATTCTGCTAATGCTACTCTTGCTTTGTGTGACGGTTATGAGAAAAAATTGACTGCAGGTTTGACTGACCCTAACGATACAGTTATCAATGGTGGTACAGGAGCAATCGCTAACTTCTCTACATTAGAGTCTAAATTAGCTGCAGCATTTGCTTTACTTCCTGCATCTATTGCTACACGTACAGCTGACCTACGTTTGTACATGCCTACTCAATTAGTTAATATCTACCGATTAGGAGTAGCTTCAGGTAACACTCAAGCTTACATTACTCAAGATTTGAACTTAACTTTCTTAGGTGTTAAAATTGTAGTATGTCCAGGTATGTCAAACAACACTTTTGTTTGGACTTTGAAAGACAACCTTATCTATGCATTTGATGCTGAGGGTGACTCTTCCGATCTACGTGCTGTTAACTTAGCTGATACTGTAGCTGAGCCTTACATCCGTACACGTGCCAACATGAAAGTTGGTTTTGAATATGTTAACGGTAAAGATATCGTATTCTACTCTTAATAATAATTAACCATGAGCCCTCTACCAAGGGGGCTCTTTAATACTTTAACACATGGCTTGTCAAGCATTAGAAGCAATTTTAAAATCATGCGACAACAATAGTGGAGGTATCTATGGTATTTGGATAAACCAACAAGACAACATTGCCTCTATCACTCCAACTAACCCATCAGCAGGGTCAGGATGGTCGATAACAGGTATCACGCTTGCAGGTCCTACTCCTGTGCTTTTTGATAACTTCTACATTCGCAGAAACACATCTAACTTTACTGAGGAAAGTACTATTGATTTAGTTAATGGTAGCTCATTTGTGACTCAAACAATTAACTTAGTGTTCCATAGACGTGAGGCTGCTAAGTCTCGTGCTATTAAAATATTAGGCTCAGGTCAACAGTACTTATCTGCTATCATTTTAGATGCTAATGGTCTATATTGGTACTTCCCATACCTTCAAGTATCTGCTACAGGTGAAGGGTCAGGAACAGCTCGTGCCGATGGCTCTAAGTATTCAGTTACTTTGGTAGCTGAGAATGAGTACCTAGCATATGAAGTGAATATGGGATCTGCTGCACTTGCTGCAATCGGAGTTCAATAAGCAATTCTACCTCTCTATATTAGAGCCCTGCCACATGGTGGGGCTTTTTTTATGAACATTTGACAAACCTAAAATAATATAGGTGTGATATACTTAGATCAAGGTGTTATTAATCAGTTCGTGTTGACTCTTAGCGAGGTAACTACAGTTAGTACACCACACTATTTGTTTGTATTCACTAATGAAATGAATACCACTAGCACACCACAGCTATTCACAGCTCCTGACACAAGTGCTTACCCTGAAAGATACAACCTGTTTACTCTTGATGAGCCAACGGATATCTCACTATTAAAAGGGCAGTACACTTACCAGGTATATGAAAGCTCTACTGCATTCGTTTTACCTCTTTCAATAGCACAAACTACAGGTGTAGTAATTGAAGAGGGTAGGATGGTAGTAAGTGGTCCTGCAGGTACATCAATATATGACTAACTATGGCTTGGTACGAAAGACTATTTAACAGCAAACCCAAAGGACCCGAAGTAGTAGAGGGTTATCAATCATTTAGCACCCCATTCCTACCGGTAGGAAGAGGTAACTTGACACTACCCTATGTCAATGGTAGGTATGTGCAGGAATCATGGGTTAGATTTGGTGAGGGTAACCTTTACCCTGAAATGCTAAATCAAATGTACTACAGCTCACCTTTACATGGTGCCATTGTTGACTTTAAGACCAACGCTGTAATTGGTGGAGGGTTTAATCTTACCACTGACAAGCTTACACCACAGGAAAAACTAGAGATGTTTAGCTTTGAAAAGAAAGCAAACCTCAAGCACACTGTTAAGGCAGTTACTAAGCAGTTAATCATCCACAATCGTGTGTACTTCAAGCTATATTTTGGAGAAAAAAGAAAGCTAATCAAGATTGAGAATGTATCACCTGAGAAAGTAAGGGTATCACCATGCAGAAAGTTGTACTATTTGTCCGATGATTGGAGCACCAGAATAGATACTGAAGTCATTAAGCCTTATCATATCACATGTACGGATGAATGTCAGCTCTATTGCTATGAGGTTAAGTCAGTTGGGCAGGATTATTACCCACTACCTACATATACAAGTGCATTGAACTTTGCTTTTTTAAGTGGTGAGCTATCTTACTTCGCAAAAAGTAACATTCAAAATAGTGTGTTCCCGTCATTTGCTATGATGTTCCCTAAAAGACCTCAGTCGGAGGAGGAAAAACACATGATCAAGGAAACTATTGACCGTCTTAAAGGTGCAGCTAATGCCGGTAAGGCAGTTGCATTCTTTGCTAACTCAGCGGACCAACTTCCAAAGATAGAAAGCCTACCTACTAATGCCAATGATAAGCTATTTCATGAGGCATCTGCATTGAATACTGAGCAGATTTGTTTCTCACATACTATTGACCCTATCCTAATGGGTATCCGTACCACAGGTAGCTTAGGTAATGGTAGTGACATCAAGCAGGCCTATGTGATATTTGAAAAAAACGTGGTCATGGAGCTACGTCAACAAGTAGTGACTATCTTTCAGGAGATACTTACCATTGCTCGCATCCCTGCTGAGTTCACAATCAATAACTTTCAAATCATTAATGAGACCATCGTGGAACTTGAGGGTGAAAGTTCTAAGACTAATGATGCATTGAACACATTGAGTCCATTAGTAGCTACCAAAGTACTTGAGACCATGACCATCAATGAGATTAGAGCATTGGCTTCATTGCCTCCTGTAGATGGTGGAGATGTTACACAAGCAGCTGCAACTGCAGCAGCACAAACACCTGCATTGTAATGTTATATTTTATCACTGAAACCTACCTTAAAACTAACACTCCGATAACAGCAAATGTTGATGTAACGGATGTGACCCCATACATAGCAACTCAAAGTGCATTGAGAATACAGCCTATCTTAGGCACCACGTTTTACAATCACATGCTTGCTGCATACAATGCTCAAACACTTACACCTGATGAAATTGACCTAGTTGAGTTTATTCAACCGGTTATCGCATGGAGGAGTGCAGAAGATGCTGTATTCGGGTTGACGTATCAGTTAAAAAACAAAGGACTTCAAACACAAAACGGTGACTATTCAGCAAGCGTATCCAGGAGTGAGGTAGCTTTTGGGATGGAACACTACGCACAAAAGGCTAGTTTTTTTGAGCAACGTCTTATCAGGTGGTTATTAGCTAACCGTAACCTATTCCCTATATTCATATCCACTACCAACATGGATACTGATCTACGGCCAATGTTTAACAACTGCTCATGTATTACTCAGTATCAAACATCTTGCACAGGATTATGTGGTAACTTCCTAGAGAATGGATACAATAACAGCATCCTAATCTTGTAATGCAATCACAGGTAACCATACTACTAGCCACAATTAAAGCTAATTGGTTGAAGCTTACAGCTACCATTGGTGCATTCTTAATGCCTATTTCAGGCTTATTGTTTCTAGTTGGGTTTGTGATCGTACTTGATACTATCACAGGTGTATGGAAGAGCATGAAA